TGGGCTTTCGGCTAAGTTTTATGTAAGCTTCTTTAATATTATTGATTCGATGGTTTAGGTTGACCATTTGAATTATTAGTTTTTGATTGAATCGTATTTTCATTTGTAGGACTATCTACTTGAGGTCTACCACCTTTATTATCATTTTTTGACAATGTAAAACTGGTCTGATGTGGTACATATTTTTTCTCAAATCCTTCTTCAATTTCCATATCCATTAAAGTAAGATAAGCATCTGCATTAAATCCTGTACTTGCTATCCAAGCAATAAGAGAACCTTTACCTTGTAAATAAAGTTCTTTCATTTGATTAGTAAATTCTTTACGTGTAATAATACTACATGGCAAATAATATAAATCTACAGGATTCTTTTTATCTTTAATAATATTTTGATTTATCACTTTAACAAGTTCTAATGTTATTGGTTCAATCCACATAAACACTTCTGATAACAATAATTGTAGATTGTTTAATTGAGCAGCATAAGAACCCGAAGTACCACCACTTAACAAACTAGCCATAAAACCTAAATCAACGCCAATATCATCTAATAATTTACTTTCATTCTTTTCATCAAAGATGCTAGTATCAACTTTTATTTGATCTATTTTTGTACCAGCAGCAACAGAAAAGAATGAAGTAGAATTACGATTATTTTTGGTTAATATAGCTGTTTTAACGGCATTGTGTTGATCTTCTTGTTGTTTCTTTGTCAAAGCAGATGTACCTTTTTCTTTTCCTTCAGGAAATGTTTGATAAATTATGTTATTATTTAATTCACCAAGTTTAGAACGTTTAGTATCTTTAAAATATGAAGCATACAAAATATTTTTTATAGCAGCCAAACATAATGGTCTACCCCAAGGTTCTTCCATTTTACTTCGTATTTTTAAAGTTATAGTCTTTGAATTATCTAAAACAACCCAATTACGTTTTCCATCTTTATCTTTTTGTTTACTTAATTTTTCCCATGCTTCTTTTATTTCTTTGGGATATAATCTTAATTTTCGCTTTAATTCATTAGGAGAAAACTTTGAAAAATAATCTAAATTAAATGCCAATACATATGATGAATTTTTCCTTCCAACTATTTTTGTAAAATCTGTCGGCAAAGGAAAAACAACAGCATTAACTCCTAATTCATTGATTTCCATAATATTTGTTACTTCATAATCAGTAAGAAGTTTATTCTGGTCGTCTTTTCTTTTTGTAAAATCAACATAATAAAAAGACACACCATCAATCATTGCCTTAAATAGTGCGTCCCTGATAAATTCTTTGTGATGAATTGTTCTTAATGTAGAATCCATCAAAATTTTATTTATTTTTCGTTTATTTTTGCTATTTCCTCTAGGAATTATTACATAATCCAAAGTAGGCATAGCAGTTAAATAATCTACTGCTTTTGAAAACAAACCATTAGATGCATATAATCTATTTGATAATTTTCTAAGTTGATAATTATTTGCCATTGGATTTTCTACTATATCACTTAATTCTTCAGGATCATATAAATCATATACATCTAAGCCAAATATTGAATTAAACTCCAAAGTATTAACATAACTATTTACTTCATAATTTGTGTTAGGAGGACTTTCGTATGAAATATCCATTTTATTAAATTACCTCCCTTCGGTTAATTTACAAAGAAACAATATTCGTAATCAGAACCACCTAAATCTTTACAAAATTCATTTATGTACCATAATACATACATACATGCTGAGACTCTGTCCTTATCTAATTTTTTAACTACCTTTTCTATAGTAACCCCACCATTTTGCAAATATTTAAGTTTTAAATTAGCAACTTCTTCTATAAAATTATCAGTTTCTAAATAAGGAGCTACCTTATTATCTATATCATCCAATTCTTTATCCGAAAAATCTGATAATTGACGTTTGCACAGTAATCTTAATTTACCACTATCAACCATATCTATAAAATTTGTTACAACTTTATTTTGTACTGATTGTGCTTTTAAATCATATACTATTTTTTCAGCATCAGGTAATTCGGGCATATTATCAGTATTTATAGTAGCCCAACAACCAAGAGATTCTTTTGTTATCGGATCAAAAGATTCCTTCAAAAGTTCATCTATTAAACCTATACCAAGTCCGTTGCCATCTACAACAACAGCTCTAGCATTGTATCTTTTTTGCACTTGTTTAATTTTACAAGCTTGTGCTGTAAAGTTTAATATATTAGGTATATGTATTATATTTACAATATCAATTGTAAATATTTTACCTGTATCTTTATTGCGATTAACTTTTGCTACAAAGATAGAAGATTGGTTATTATTTGTATTTTGTGAACGTGCGACATCAACGCCTAAATAAAATTCTTCATCATCATTATTAATTTTTAATTGTGGAATAGTTAAGTTTCTACAATTTAATAATTTGTTTATATTTACTAACGCACCATCTGAACTTCCTACCCATTTTGATTCATAGTTTTGTGCAAACGCAATAGGAGACATTTCTTTTTTCTTTTGAAGTATCTGACTTTTAGTGCTACCACGACCAAACCATGATGCAAGCATCCAATTCGATCCAAGAACTATTTCACCTTTAAGTTTTGTCATATTTTCTAACATATTAATACTTCGTTGAAATTCATCACTACCTCTAAATCCAGAAGTAGTAAAGAAATTAATTTGCTGATTTAATTCTTCAGGATCGACTATACCTAATTTACCTATGGTATATCTAGGTACTTCAACAATTGGTTTTAATGCATCCTGAAACATTGCATCATTTAACAATGCAGCTTCCTCTATATTGATTCTCTTTCTTCTTTGCCCTTTACTTGTTTGAGCATTAGCCAATACATCAATTCTGCCACCACTTTTAAAAACCACTTCAGCATCATTTTTTGAAAACTTAGGCTTATCTGCAAGTTCATTTTCTAACATAGGATAATATTTTAAAATTTCATTAGTTTTATCTTTTAATAATTCTGCTGCATTTTCTTTTGTTTGAGCTGTTAATGCTAATGTAACATCTGGAAACCTAATAGCAACCAAAAACATTGCAAGTACTTCCAAAAAAGTTTTACTATATCCTCTAGGAAAAACTCCATATATACTTACAAATCTCATTATAGATCTTAAATAAATACGTTGATCAGGATGAAGAATTAAAGCACCTTTTTCTGGTTTAATTAAATCGAGAAATAAATCTGGATACCAGACCATCCAGCTAGCTAATTCGACATATTTATATAAGTTTCTTCCAAAAACACTATCATTCTGCATTTGCTTAATTCTCTCAATCGTCATCGCTCTCATCACCTTCTTCTTCGTAATCCTTTGGAAGAGTGATGAATTTTTGTATACTAGGTCTTAATTTTTCAGAATAATCATCTTCAAATATTCCATACGGATCACCATATTGTGCAATATATTCCGCTTTCTTTTTATCATAAAATTTATAAACTTCTTCATAAGTACAATGAGGAAGTCCTTGTAAATCCCTAACGTAATTTATATAACACCAAATTATAAAATCTAAAGCGTCATTGGGTCTAGCTTTAAATTGGGGAAGAATAGGTATTATATCAACGGCCTGTTCAACCGCCCTAAATATTTCAGAAAAACTATTTATGCCACCTTGTAAATCAGCCTGTGTTAATTGGCGTGGAGTAAGTTTTGCTTTTTCGGCTGCATTTTGTGCAGCATCATACCACTTCATTGCTTCAGTAACATCGCCCTTAGCAGTAGCTTCTTCTTCTTTTACTTTAAATCTTACATATGTAGCAAGTGCCTCTTGATGAATATTTGTTTGCAAGGTGTAATTCATTTTTAATTTTTCGTATTTTTCATACATTTTTTTATATTCAATTGTCGAATATCCATCGCCAAACAATTCTCTAATTTCATCAGTAACAACAAAATCACTAGAATCAGTATAATATTTTTCTTCACTATCGTTTTTATTTACATTTGATATATCAGCATATTTTTTTGCAATTTCTTGTTTTTCTCTTTTACGTGTATTACTTGTAGGATGAATAAACCCATCCTTTTCAGAATCCTCGTATGACTTATTTCGATCTTGTCTCATTGCTATTAATTTAAAATAAATCTGCAATAATTCTTTACCATGAAACACAATATCTTTTTCATCTACGTAAGAATGTTCTTTTTTAAATTGTTTTTTCGCACTTTCAAGTAAATCTTTATAATATGGTTTATCTATTTTCCTAAGAATTTTATTTAATTCAATTTCATTAATACTTCCGTCATCATTTAAAGAACTATTTATGACACAAACTTTACATACAGGAACTCTTTCATCAACTGAAAAAAGAGGACTTTTACTAATATAAAAATCAGTTAAATTTTTCTCTTCATGACAACAAGTACAAACCTTTTTTCCTTTTTGCTTATTAGCTGGCACTTTGCCAGCATTTGCTTTAGTTCTAGGCAAACTGCCAACCTCCTTTATAATTATTTTCCACATAAATTGCGTATTTTATCTAATTCTATACTCCTCATCATCCCACCATTTACGAAAACCTAATTCATATGCATAGGCTTCCATCTCTGGCGTACCATCTGTGTAAATATTTTCAATATATTCTTTGCCATCTTCTATATATATACCCAAAACAATAACATGACCATCACGATCTTGCATTTTTATGTATTTATACTCACGTATTGTTACCCCTTCTTTCTGTTTTATATATTTTTTATAGGTGTATATAAAACATCAGTTAAACCATCTTCTTTATCAAAAATAAAAGATTTACATTGACGTTTAGAACCAAAACCTTTGCTAACAGTCCATGCACCCTTGGCACTTATAGTAGGCAACCTTTGTATTCTTATATTATTTGTTTCTAATAATACTTGTTCAGAATGTAAATGTTGCAAAAATACTTCTGTCGTTTCAATCTGACTCCAATATTGTCTTGCTTCATCAGAAATTATTCTTGGTAAATCCTTAACATTACCATCATGAGCAAATACAAATAAAGTTTTACCAAAAACAACGTATTTACGTGGAAACGGAGAATAATCAACATTTACATCTTGATCATTTCTAAACCATGCTTGTATATATTTCGCTAATTTAAAACCAGAAGTTAAATCATGATTACTTGGAATATATATCACATCTACAGGAGCAATATCTTTTAATATATCGATTGCCTTTACAGTCATATCACATATTCTTTCATATGCATCAAATAAATGAACATCGCAATCTTGTGGTGTACCTTTAGTGGTTGTATTATTTAAATTATCCGAATTTAACATATCTCCACCAATTGTAAAAATAATCTTATCAAATTTATAAGAAACAGTTCTACTAAGAACATCATTTATCACATAAAAGAATAATTTTTCAGCAATATCACAATTATATTCATTACCAGTAACAAACATACTAGCTTGTAAATTTAGATGTAAATCAGATATATCTATAATTAATAACTTATCTCCGTATAGATAATCCTTAGTAATTTTAACCTTAGGTAAAGAATAGTTTCTATCTAACTTATTAAACCATTTTTCTATTAATTCACTTGTAATATTTAATTCAATTGGCTTAACTGTAATCTTACTTGAATATAATGTATTTATTCCATCTTGTTTACTATATACATTCCATATATTATTTCTTGCACTAATTAATTCCCAACACTCTGGATTAAAACCATGGGCTTTTAATAAATAATTTACATCTTTTGACTGTTCTTCAGTCATTTCAATTAATCGACTGCTTGACCGAGTACCATCTTTATTTACTGATACCTCAGTACAATATTTCAATTTTTCTTCAACTATATTAGTAGATACATATTGTTCTGCTTTAGTTTTTAAATACTCGTAAACAAACGCACCACCAAAAATCGTGCCATTTGCTTTGCGTAACGTATCTTGATTTAACGATAAATTATATTTTGCTTTTATTTCATACCAATCTATATCTTCTCTATTAAAAACTTTATCAGCATTATCTCTTAAACAACTTTCATATTGTTCAACTGTTAATCCATGTTTCTGAATTTCTTTAATTAATTCAGTAATAGTAATAAGCCACCATTCCTTTCTTTTGAAATTGAACCTCTCCACCTTCTGTAAGGTGGAGATTCTTGCTTATTTACGATAAAAATTAAAGAATTTCATCAACTAAACCTTTTTCAAGCATAATATCAGAGGTCATGTACCATTCATAACGCTCCATTTTATCATATTCTTCTTCAGTAATTTTTGAATGTGACAAAGTATATTCTTTAATTTTTTCTTCGTACTTCTGATGAAAATTAAATGTATCTTTAACACTAGTTGAATTACCTTCTAAATATGTACTTCCTGCGTGAAGCAGGGCAGTAGAATGTTTATAACAAACTTTTTTAACGTTAGGATTATTATATCCTGCCATTAATATAAGCCCACCCATTGAATAAGCATAAGTTAATACTTTTATTGTAGTAGGAGTTTTAAGATTATCTATAATATCACATAATGGCATACCGTCAAATAAAGAACCTCCAATAGTACACAAAATTATTTCAATTGGTTTACCTGTACCATCATTATCAAATTCTAATAACGGTAACATAACATATTCTACTATGTCACTTGTTATTTGATCATTTATAATTATTCGTCTGTTTTGTAAACCTTTATAATATTGATACATTGCAGGACTTAATTCTGTCGGATTAGCCAATAAATCATCCAATGGTATTTCTAATTGTCCTTTATTAATCATCAGCGTCATCCCTTCGCTTTATATTCTTGTTACCGTATCCTTATTTACAGCAATCACTTTAGTTGTTTTGCCTATTCTCCTAATATTTGCTTCTAAAGCATTTTTAAATTCTAGTTTACCTTCGTCAGCATGTACTAAACAAATATTCTGACATCCGTTATTAGCTAAATTTGTATAATAATTAATCAATTGCTCATATTGCATGTGTGAAGAAAAACTACGCAATGAATATATATTACATCTATTTGGATATGCTTTATTATCTATAGTAATAGTTTTTTGACTAGGCAAATTTTTAATTTTCCATCCTAGACTTCCTTCTGCCATATAACCACACAATATTATTGAGTTCTTAGCATTGGGTAAAAACTTTTTTAAATATAAAACCGACCTACCCTGATTCAACATACCAGATGACGAAAGAACTATTTTGGGGTTTATGTCTTCAACACATAGCTGACTTTCTTCAACCGTTCGTATAATTTTAATATTTTTCCATTCTAATATTTTGTTAAGCAATTCGACATCATCACCTTCAAGATTTTGCATAAAACAATCTAAAAGTTTTACTGCTAAAGGAGAATCTATAATAATAGGAGTATTGAAATTTTTATCATTATGAAATATAGTCCACAAAACATATAATATAGTCTCTATACGATTTAACGCAAAACAGGGCAGTAGTACACTACCGCCATTTTCAATTGTCTGTCTTACAACTGTTTCAATTAACTGCAAATCCTTTAAACGATCATCTCTTTTAGCAGATCTTAAAGGTGTATTATATGTACATTCACCAATAAAAGTATGACACTTTATAACTGGTTCAAAATCATCAACAAATGGTTGTTCAAATATAATATTACCAATATCACCAGAATAACCAATAACATTCATATGTCCAGAAGGTGATTTAATATATAATAAAATTTGTGTGGAACCAAATATATGTCCAGCAGATATAAATTTTAATCCAACATTTTCTGTAATTTGAATGATTCTGTCTTTGTCACAACCACGAAGATAACTTACTGCGTTATCAACATCGGTTTGATCGTATATTGGAGAGTAATCTTTTTTATATCTACGTGACAATGTTAATGCATCACGTTCCATTATTTTAGCTGAATCTTCAAGCATTATTGGTACAAATTCTATATTGGGATAATACATGTATGCAGGACATGTAGCTCCTTCGGCATATAATCTAGGAATTAAACCTAAATGGTCAATATTTAAATGTGAAATAGCAACAAAAGTAAGTTCTGAGGGTTTAAAATCAAATTTTTCTTTATTTATCTTATAACTTTTTAATAAATTTGCATCTTGATATAATCCACAATCAAGTAAAATCTTTTCACCTGTAGGACATTCCACTAAAATAAGTGAACCCGTTACTTCAGTTGACGATCTACCTAAAAATCTGATGTGGATTTTTTGCTTTTTGGCAATAGCACTCACGCCTTTCCATTAAGACTTTTTATTTTTCAGTATTTTTATAATTTCAGAGCATTTATTATGTGGTATCAAATCTCTAATTTTGTTTAATATTTTGTATGCTTGCTCGCATTCCACCATATAATAATGCCTTTTCTTGATTGTCCTGCTTATATACTGCGGACATATCTCAATCATAATTTTACCTTCTAATTTACTTATCTTTTTTATAACAGATCTTCCCTTCTTTATATATTTAACTCCCCATAGTGGGAGAATTGTTCCTACGAACAAATTAACGGTAGTTTAGACTCGTTTCAAAACCCATTATATAAACTCATATTACATTCTTTAATGCTTGCCTTACGGAAACTTAGCCTTCATCCCAACGACTAAAATCGTGGGCTTTCGGCTAAGTTTCCGTAATCAGGTCAATATTATTTAGCCGATACTGGACATTCGTCCTGCCACTCGCCAACAAGCGACCAGCTTTGAATCGGCTATTGTCCTTTCGACTTAGCATTATATAATTAATTTAATCTGTCATAGCAACTTTAATTTTCGGCTCATATTTAAACTCTCCGCCGCAGAGAATTCGAGGCTACACACCCGAATAATATTTTAGATACCAGAGGACGCACTCACATGACGTAAGAACGTCCTCTGCAAAAGAGAAGAGGGAATGTATATCAAACAAAAATGATAAAATGGCTGTTTCACTGTTATATATTTAGTGACAATATAAAATGCCAATATAAAATACCAAATCAAAACACCATACATTATTAGTATCCATAAATAACCGACTAATTGAATATCTCATCATACAATTCATGAATATCATTATTTTTCAAAATATAT